GCAGACCTAACTAAAAAGGTTTCTACTTGGCCATTTATTACAGTATCTGATAAAGATGAATGATTTTTAGGAGTTTTTAAAATTTTAAAATGAGCATTAAGAAAAGAAATTTAGATTTGGATCGAGAACAAGAAAGAAAGTTTCGGTCAATTAAGAAGAAAAGTGCTATTGACAAGCACCGAAATCTTATATATAATATTGCATCATCTAAAAAGATGGATGATGACAATGGAGAGTTGGATTATGATTACGCAACAGTACTCAAAATCAAACGAAGATAATACAAACATACTTATATACACCGTTAATACGAAAGGCAAATTATGGCAATTAATACACTAGCAGATCTAAGAAAATCCCGCGGCGGGTTTGAAACTCTTATGAAAGAGGTAGAAAAGATCGCAAATCCTCAATCCGAATCACGTGGTGCAGATGACCGCTATTGGCAACCAGAAGTTGACAAAGCAGGCAACGGCTATGCTGTTATTCGTTTCTTGGCTCCTCCCAAAGGCGAGGAACTACCATGGGTTAGAATTTGGAATCATGGATTCCAAGGTCCAGCAGGAAAATGGTACATCGAGAATTCTCTTACAACTCTAGGCAAAGCAGACCCTGTTTCTGAATATAACACAGAACTATGGAACTCTGGCTCTGAGGCAAATAAAGAAATTGCTCGTAAACAAAAGCGTAAGCTTAGTTATGTTGTTAACATTTTAGTTGTTAAAGACCAAGCACATCCTGAGAACGAAGGTAAAGTATTTCTTTACAAGTTTGGTAAGAAAATATTTGATAAGATTAAAGATATTGCTGAACCACAGTTCGAAGATGAAAAACCTATTAATCCATTCGATTTTTGGGAAGGCGCAAACTTCAAATTGAAGATTCGCAATGTCGAAGGTTATCGCAATTACGATAAATCTGAATTTGATGGCATTAGTGCTATTTCTGAAGATGATGCTGAGATTGAAAAAATCTGGAGCAAACAACATTCGTTGGTTCAGTTCTTAGAAGCGAAAAACTTTAAGTCATATGACGAATTGAAGAAAAAATTCGAAATGGTTATGGGCTTAAATGGTGCATCTACAGCGGCAGTTAAACCTGCGGCGGATGTAGACTTGGATGATGTTCCTACTGCACGAGTAGCACAAAAGACAGAAAAGGCACCAGTTAAGGTGCCTGCTAAAGAAGTAGATTTTGATGATGACGAAGATTCATTATCATACTTCGCAAAATTAGCTGAAGATTAAACTACTTAGTAGTTAGCCCCGCCCTGTGCGGGGTTTTCTACGTTATGCATATATTCTTCCATGCGATCTAAAGAAATCATTTATTGACGTGTCTGTGTTTACTGCGGTTGCAGCTGCAAAATTCATAGACTGACCCCCTCCACCCTGTCCTACATTATTGGTATTATTGTTTATTATAGTTACTGGTGTAACTGCTTTATTTTCTACCATTTCTTGTTTTTCTTCTGTGACAATGTCTAATAATTTTGGGGTTTTTGCTGTAACGGGAGTCAACGATGCATTCACGTCTTCAGCATTTGTTTGTGCCAAACTACTAATATCGTTGTTTATATTACCAGTATCGCTTAGGTTATTCATATCCTCAGGAATTACTAATGGTGCTTGCGGGGATGCATCCATTTTCCATTTTGGTTTATCTAATTGTTTTCCTGTTTCGTCTTGATTAAGTTTTTCTTTCTTTATAGACTCAACTTTTTGCTGTTCATCTTTACGCTGTTTTAATCTTTCATCAATACGATCTCTGGCTTCCGCTCTTCGTTTTGCTTCATCTATTCCATATTTTTTAATATCCTCTTGCATTTTTATATTTTTAGCTGCAATTCTTTTTGCATCTTTATCTGCATTTGGATCATCTAAAATATCTTTATCATTTTTAAATAGCTCAGGATTTTCTTCTCTATATTGCTCAAGTTTTTCTTCTTCTTCTTTATTTAATTCTTCGGAGTATGTTAGTCCTTCGAAAAGTATCCCTGCGCTAACTGCTCCTAATGCTATTTTACCAAATGGTATTTTTCCTTTTGGTGTAGGCGGCTTACCACCAGGTTTTCCTTTAGGACCCCCCTTAGGTTGATTTCTTGAACCGTTTCCAGGTGTACCGCGTCTGTTTCTTCTGCTACCATCCGGTAAATCCATATCGAATCCTGAGCCCCCGCCCAAGCCTCCTCCACCAGAACTGATTTCTTGCAATGCTTCTACTATTCGATCTGTTTGTTTTTCTGTAACTGTCTTAAAAATTTGTGTTGTAAGTAAAGTGCCAAATCCTTTTGATATATTTTCTGCTACAGCTTTACCCATTTTATTAGATAATGATTGTTGGTCTTCTTTTGTTTGAGGTTCATTATTATTTGGGTCGATTGGATTATCTTCTAATTCTTTAGCTACTCCTAATTTTTCTGCGATTTGCTCTGCAAGTAATTCTCTGTCTTTATCTCTTTCACCGTCCTCATATGACTTTTTAACATATGCAAAATCGTCTTTCATTATAGCGATATTTGTTTTAGTTATATCAGATATCATTTTTAAGGTTTCAGTATGGGCAGTCATTTGCTTTTGAAAGTCCGACATTTGAACAAACTTATCAAGTATATCTTTTAATATTTCTTGGTCTTCGCCTTTTGTTTTACCTTTTTCATTCGAATTATCTTCGGTTGAACCTTTGGATTGTTTTTTCTTTCCGCCGGATTCAAATTTAAACATTTCTTTACCGCCGGATTCAAATTTAAACATACTGCGCAAATCTTTCATAAGATCTGCCATAGGTTTTTCAAAAAATCCTTGTTCTTTTCCATCCGTAGAAGCTTGAGCTTTTGCGTTAGATCTAACTTTATCATTAGACCTTGTCTGTTTGAATAACTCGTTAACAAGCTTCTCTAAAGTTTTAGATTGTCTAGAAAGTTCTTCGCCCTGTCTTTGTAGGGTGTCTAAAATAAGTTTATCAGTATTTGCTTGTGCCTGAGTGTTAATAGGTAACATTAACTATTCCTTAGATTTTTTTGTTTTCTTTTATCGTTATCTTCATTTATACTAGATATAAGTAAAGCAACGTATGTATCTCTTTCCCATGGCATCATATTTTCTATCTCTGTTAATGAATATTTGTGGTGATGCATTAAAGAAAAATTCAATTTAAAGTAATTGTATAGCCCCTCATGGGAAAGGGTTAGACGAAAAAATTTTGTAGACCTTCTATTTTTAATTCATTGTGTGTATTGCATATATCACAATTTTTTTCTATATGCTGAACTAATTTCGGCATGGTTAAAAAGAACTTTTCCATCATATCAAACTGAGATTTTGAAAAAGAATTTACAAATTCTAACAATTCTTCTTCTGTATAATCATCATATAACTTGTCTTTAGTATACACAGATTTTATACAGGCGCTTAGTAGATTTACAATCTTATCGGTTTTGAAATTTTCATAGATATCAATCATTTCTTCAAATTTTGGATATCGCATTTCTAAAATAATATCTTCCGTCAATTTTAATTTAGATGTATGTTCTGCAGATTTTTGGATTGTTGCTTTTGTCAAATCCATTTGAACAGGTATTTTATTATCACAATTTTTACACTGCAGGGTTAGGTTTGAAATTTCTCCAATAGATTTTGCCCTCATATTTAAAAAGATATACTCAATATCAAAATTTGCAAGGCTGTTTATATCTAGTTTATTAAATGTGCAAGCATCGACTAATTCAGTAACTATTCTACTAATTTCTTCAGCATCTGATTCTAATGCGGTTAATAAAATTTTATATTCTTTAACCAGAAACGGTCTAAACTGTTTCTTTTCACCTGTTGAAGGCAACGTCAATTCATATATTGGTGTTTCTAATTTTGGTAAAGACATACTATGTTCCTTAATGGTTATCTAATTCTTCTTTTTTCTTCAAGCAGTTGCTCTAATGCATTCTGCGTATTGCGTACTGTAGGCGCTGTTCTAATTCTTTCATCTTTTTTCTTTGCCAATAAATCTAATTTTGGATATGTTATATCTTTTGCTAAATTATGTATTGGATACCAACGTCTATATGCAAAAGTTACATTAAGTTTATGTACTTGATTTTGTATAGACTGATTTAAATCTAACATGCCCACATTTCTAGGAAATGCGTCTTCTAGAACTACAGTATAAACTATATTATCTTCTTCATCTAATTGCATTATTTTTATTTGAGAGGTATATGAGCTAGGATGATATACAAAATATTGTATAGGATCTACAATTTTACTAATCCAAATATCAAATATGGATTTTACATTCATTTGACCATCAACTAAAAAAGTCATTGGCAATCCTTCTCCGCCATAATCCACACTAATTGGCCTTTGATAATTTGGTCCATGAATTTTTTGTTGTTTGACCGCTATATTTTGTACGGGCAAATTTGCATTTTCGCAAAATAAGCTAACAATATTTTCCCCTCCGGTTGGTATACCTGCTGCTGCAGCAATACCTCTTGGAAAAAATATGTGCACCTCAAACCTGTTAGGTTTAGATAACCCCAATCTATTAACATTTGAAATAAAAGTTTGAGGGGAAAATTGTGTTTTTCTTTCTGCCATTAGTAGTACCCGTGTTTTTGTTTAACTTCTTGCCAGACTTTATCTTTTTTCACTTTTCTAAAACTTTCAACTGGTAACATAGATGCAGTAATCCAATCTGTATAATTTATTTTTAAAAATCTAGATCTTAAATGATCATTTAAGTAGTGCTTTACGCATGCAGTAGCAGCTAGATATTTAGACGAGCTATTTAATATACGCCAAGAAATTTGTATTCTGGTATCTTCGTTTATTGTTTTATCCAATGTTAATTTGTTTAGTTCACCCAATAATTTAAATCTAGCTAGGTAAGGTAAATAATGTAAATTTATTCCTAAGAAACCACCCTTAACTAGTTTAAAAGGTAGCACCAAAGGAACGGCGTCATAGTACGGCAACTCAAGTTTATATTTTGGATCATACATGAAAAGGTACATATTGCCCGGAACAATTCTAGATGTTAATTTTTCATTTCTTAGTAATTGTGTTCCAGATACATTTTTACCTAAATTTGATACTTGTTCTCGATACCAGGTATAAGATTTTCGGACATCCCCGGCATTCATATTAACTTGTTGAAATACGTTATTAGCCATTTATTATTCCTAAATCTTTTTCGGTTAAAACCATGAACTTCATATTTCTATCCTGACAAAATTCAAATGCTGCTTTCCATTTTGCCTCATTTACTCCATACTGAAATACCTCATCTATAAACTTTTTGGTTTTTCTTTGAGGTATTTCGGGCGGTTTTGTGTATCTCTCGGGCTTTATCTCTATTAAATACTTTTGCATATTGCCAGTTTTGTTCTTAACTTTAATATAAAAATCTACAAAATATCTATGTATTTTTCTATCAACTGGAGAAATATAAGGAACAATTACAGTCTCAGACCCCCACTCCTGTACTGAATCATTCAGATCGCACCATTTCATAAATCTCAATTCCCATAGAGATCTATACACGATATTGTTGATATCGCCTGTATATTTTCCGGGATTCTTGGCCCTAAATTTACCCTTGTATGTTTTGGTGTATAACATCTATATAAATAATTAATAGTCAACAATATTTATAAAGAAAAAAGAATGGCTCTTCGCAATCCAACAGATACTGTAGATCAACGCCGCGTAAATATAGGCGAGGGAAAATACTTAAATCAAGACCAACAAATGGGATATTCCATTGGTACCTTAGAGTTTCCGGATGGTTTAAGACAAAAACCAGATATGCAACACTATGTTGCTTTTTATATCAATGTTCGCGACAAAAGTAGAAAAGGGAAAACAAAAAATTTTAATGACGATTTTTTTGTAAGCG